TAACTGATTACAAAAGAGATGCTATGTATGAAACACAACGAGCAGATATTTTGGAAGGACAAAAAGAGTATATGGATTTGTTCATTGAGTATTGGTCTAATAATCTAACTACCGTATTTAAAAGAAAACAAGATATAGATGTTGCTAATTCAGTATTGTATCTTATGGAAAATCGTAAGAACATTGAAAACTTCAACAAGAAAGCTTTGTATATTTTGATTAGAGAAATGACAGGTAGTAATACTCAACACATTACTCGTGTAATTAATGTTCTGAAAAAACATCATTACAATCTACAAAAAAATTATTTGACTACTGGTTCGATTGAAACCAAATGGACAGGTAGTTGGGATTTATTGTAGTGTAACAACGGGCGATATTTCTACCGCCCGTTAATTCCACCTTTATTTGTTAAGTAATCCGAGTATCACTATAAGTGATATAAATCCAGCAAATCCTGCATTACCAATTAGATTCACTAAACTAATCAAATTACCAACAATATCGATACCTAAGAATCCCCCTACAAATACTAATTGTACGAGAACACCTAAGCCGATTATGTGAAGTAGTAAGTCTTTAATTCCACCTACTGCGTCCATAATCATTTTGATTGT